CTTAACCCCTTCACAGATTCGTTGACGTTGATATTCTGGTCTAACGCCCGCATCGATGGAACACAACGCTCCACCAAGATTCTAGCCGCCTGAACATCTCCTTCCTTTGCAGCTCCAGCTAACACCTCAATAACATCTGGTAGGTGCTCGCTAATCTGACTCCTTAACTGAGCCATCGTCTTCTGGCTTTTACGAGGTCTTCCTCGGGGGTTGCCAGATTGTCCTTGTTTCCAGGGCATAGATATCTCCGATGTTTACCCACTGGGAGCAGTATTGTATCACAATGAAAAAAAAATCAGAAAAAATTTAGAAAAAATTTAGTTTCAAAAAAAGGAGGATCTTGTGTCTCCGTATCAGAACAGACCCCCTTTTCGCTATATTGTAATATTCTAATATAGTTCAATTGATTTATAGGTCTATAAGCATATACTGATATACTAATGCACTTATTTTAATTCACATTTTTTATTTCTATAATTGAGAGTCATTTCAATTTTAACTACCAAGAGGGCCTACCCACTATGAGCCAAAAGCCAATGAAACTTCACACACAGAAAGGCAAGCGCCGACTGTGGCTCGAAGAACAGAAGTACGGATTGCCCGGTTTCAAACCCGGTTCGCGGTTCAACGTTGTGTACAATGAAGATTCGGTCGAAATTAAGTCCGATCCGAACGGTACCAACACGGTGTTCACCCGCGTCAAAGCGGCCTCGAAACGAATCCCGATGGAGCGTCGCTTCGCCATCGTTGGGATTCACAATGCTCGACTCAAAGAGCTTTTTGGCGATACCGAAAATGGTGTCGATACTCCACTGTCGTACGAGATGTCTGAAGGCTACATCAAGATTATGCCGGTGGCATCATGAGCGATCTTGAGATTCGCATGGTTGTATACACATCTTTGTTTACTTTGGCAATCCTTACTGGCGTACTTTCACTGTACTAGAATAACTGCAAAGGATTCCTGGGCGCTTCGGCGCCCTTTTTTTTGCCTAAAATCCGCCCATCGGTTTTTGCGCGAGATGAGGTCGGTTATAAAAAGCCATTGATCAAACGCATTAGCATTTCATTATATTCTAATAGTTTAAACTCCACGGTTTAGCCCGAACTAACCAGAAACTCTGAACCGAAGAACCAGAAACTCTGGCTTGGGGGGAGAGAATCTCAGAATCTTTGCGTGTGCGCAAGCTTCTTCTGATTAAAACAGATGCTCAAGCATGAGAAAACGTTGATAACATTACAATATTGTGATATACCAGCCCCATTGTTATTACAGTGTATCAATGGCGCTTAATTTAAGTTACATTTCTAAAAACTAGAATTGGAGATACATTTTATTCATCACTTTTGAGGACAATGCCTATGTCAGGAATAGCTTTAGTACCGATGAAAATCCATACACAAAAGGGTAAACGACGCTTGTGGTTGGAAGAGCAACGATATGGTTTGGATGGGTTTTCACCTGGTTCCAAGTTTAAAGTAACGTATAACGATGATTCAATCGAGATTGAGTCTGATCCTGAGGGATCAAACAAAGTCTTTACGCGAGTTAAAAAGCCTTCGAAGCTTCATCCGGAAGAGCGACGATTTGCTATTGTGTCTTTGCACAACAGTAAATTAAAAGCTATATTCGGTGATACTGAAGATGGTGTTGATACTTTCTGTCGTTATGAGCAAATGCCAGGCTATTTAAAGATCTGGCCAGCTGATAAAGTCGAAAGTTTTGCTGACGAACTTGCTGAAGGTATTGAGCAACAATTAGCTGCGTAAATATAAAAATTGCAGCTGTAGTACCAGCATCCTAAGAACGGCCCGACCAGCTATGGTTCGTGACGGATGTTTTAGCACCAGCATCTCAAGAACATGCACCATTGGTGAAGCATGAGACAGATGTTGGTGCTTTTTTTTATATTGAAAACGAGGTCAACGAGATGAAATGCCAGATTTGCGGTGAAACTGAAGAAGTTGTGAATGATATGTGTTGGTGGTGTGAAGCAGATGCAAATGATCCAGATCCATATGTCGATGATAGTCTCAATGAGGTCAGTATGGGACGTTTTGACGATGATCCTCCAGAGTGGTAATGGCGCTTATTTTAAGTTACATTTGTTAAATCTATATATAAGGAGGGTTTTTTATGACCGATATATATTCAAATCGTACTCACATCGATATACCCAAACGTGTTCGCAGACGCATTGCAGATAGTATTGAAGCTACCATCAATGAGTACGCGAATAATATTCACCATACAGACATGACTGAGGATCTTATTGACATTGCATTTGATGCATATCATGTTGGATGGCAAGCGGGATACATTGATGATACTCAACCAGATCCTAGTATTGTTGATCGCTTAAATGATGCCAAAGCCCATATCGACGTTGGAATCATGGAAATGGCAAAAGACTTAGCAAGCTTTAATCCAGGAGGTACGAAGTGAGATATCGAGACGAACCTGAATGGCGGTTCGACCAAGAATCTTCTCGTGACGCATACAGTTCATTGCGTTCACGAAAGATACGCAGTAACCTTAAACGTTTACAAATTCAACGACGGAGAGCAATGTACAATGCGCAAATACGCAACGCAAAGACTGATAGCTAAAGACGTACCAGTTCACTTGAAACACCTATTTGAAGGACAGAATCTTCGGTTTCGTGGACGTGGTTCACGTGTTAAAGCTGTTGAGACTGTACTGAAGAGTAAAAAGCTTCGCGAGAAATACCTGTGGGAAGGCTGGAAAGAAATGCCTTTGCCAAAGGTAGTAAAAGGTTTGACATACAGATTCAATCAAGATCTACCGCTTGAATTCGCTGATCGTATGTCTGTATATTGCAGATAGGTCGTCAGGATTAAGACCAGAGACTACCCCCTGGCATTTCCGGACCGACGCCCTGAGCATGGCGAAAAACTGCTCTTTTTTTACATCTAAAGAATGGAGAACAGCGAGACAATGTCCGAATCACCATGTGAAATGAGACACTTTGCGAAGATGGAAAAGTGTCACAACTATTGGTTGTGTATTGAAGGATCTCGAGCCTGTAACGATTTCAAGTTATTCTATGATACAGGTAAGATCACATATCATGACCGTTCACCCAACTGGTACATAGACATGCCACCACAGACTATCACAGTGAGAGAACTATCAGAGCGCTGTGGGTTTGGCAAAGAGACTAACAAACTAAAGCATTGGCTTGGCCTACGGACCTTTCCTCTGATAGAAGATCCGCTTGGGTTTTACTTTATAAGGCATATCGATGGTGCAATCGAGAATACGTACACCGGAAAAAGTAGCAAAAGACTACGAAACGCTCAAGCTGCATGCCGCCAGGTGGTGTTGGAGGCGCAAGTACGAGAAAGTACCGCCAGAGCACAAAATAACGTGGGAAGAGTGGTTCGACAAGAAATGGGGGGAGACGCTGCAGAGTTACGCAGCGAAGAAGATCCAGGAGAGAACTGATGGGCAAAACAATAAGAAGGAATCCAGTAGCTAGGAACTCTGCGAAGTTCAACAAGCCTAAGACTGTACGCGATAAGAAGAAGGACTTTTACAGACCTGATTCTAAGCGAGATCTTGAGGAAGCTATTGAAGATTTATCCTTCGATGAAGACAACCGTAAAGATGCTATCATTATCCAGTATCAAGATGATATGGCAAGGAATCAAGAAGATGGTTGGCCATACGAGGACTAGAAATGGACTGTGATACATTTGATGGTATTGTAGAGATGTTCGAGCAACGTATGATTGAAGGTTGTATCGCTAATGAGTTCAAATGCACGTACAATGCAGAGAAGGGCGAGTTCATAGCTGAGATCAACGGTAAATATTATGTGGCAATGACCAGGGAGAAGAAATGAGGTATCGTACTTTGCAGCAAGCATATGAAGGTATGCGGCATGGGTTACGTTATGATGGAAATGTAGTTGCAACTAAGTCATCCAAAGGAGATAGCAAAGCTATCGAGTTATTCAATCAAAGCGTAACTATTGATGATGTGTGTCAAATAAATATATATAACCCAGAGAGAAAATTCAATGTTCGCTACGCTTTACTCGAGTTTATGTGGTATCTATCGCAAGATCAAAACGTTAGAAATATTGGGAAGGCAGCCTCTACCTGGCAAGATATTGCTAGTGTCAATGGTAACGTACATAGTAATTATGGTGTTGGTCTTTATCGGGGCTGGGATCGAGTTGTTAATGAGCTATTAAGGTTTCCAGAATCACGGCGAGCTGTGATAGCCTTGAATCAGCCTGATATAGACTATGGTATGAAGGACGTACCATGTACGATGTTCGTTCAGTTCTTTATACGAGATGATAAACTGCATCTGATCTGGAATATGAGATCCAGTGATTTCGTGTTTGGATTCTGCAACGATGTAGCGGTAGGTATGCTGTTCTTACAGATGATGCGCAACGAGCTAATGGAGCGAACAGATATACCTTGGATAGGGTTAGGTTCGTTCACATATACTGCAGCATCATTTCATTGCTATGAACCTTATTGGCATCTACTATTCGATGCTTATAATAACGAAGTATTCGATAAATATGAGTTAATTGAAGAGTTTACGTGGGGTCGTGTTCTGCAGGATATGCTGTACTTACCCAGTAGAGACATAGAGCTTGAGCAGATGTGGGAAATGGTAGATGAGTTTAAACAAGACAACTTCGTTGGAGGGAGACTATGAGTATCGATAAGAGCATACTGTTGGATGCACACAGTATCGTCTACAAAAATGCAGATGGTCACGATTATGGATCGTTCGATCAGAATATGCAGGATGCATGTAACTTTGCTATGGTCATGACGGGTAATATGGTAACCATGGATATGGCATATGCCTTGATGATCGGGTTGAAGTTCGCGAGAGAAAAGCAGGTACATAAGCGAGACAATATGGTCGATGTATGCGGTTACATGGAAGGATGGGCAGAGTACAAAGAGAAACAGGCTTGGGCCGAGGCAAAGAAAGAGGCAGAAGATTGGAATGATCCAGAGCTTCATGCATCAGAACAACAGAAACGGGAGGTAGCAGAGGATGGCAATACGTATCGATATCAAGACGGACGAGAAAAGCGAAGCAACGTCGGCGTTTCAGTTGGTGAGCTTCCTTAACCAGTTAGATATAACGGGTACAAGTGACGGTTTCGTCTGGACAGACCCTAAACCTATGTCAATAACCATCGACTGGTCAGGTCGAGTAGAAACAATTAAGGACCACATAGAATGAATATGCCGCAAGTATTTAGATTCTGTAAGATACGGGATGTAAAATCTCCAAGTCGTGCTCATCAATACGACGCTGGTATAGACTTTTATGTACCAGCTGATTACCGTTCTGAAGCTGTAGAGCCAGGACACTCCACTAAGATAGCGAGTGGAATCAAGGCGCATATCTCTGTTGGTATGGCATTAGTAGCATTCAATAAGTCAGGTGTGGCAACCAAGCACGGGCTTCAGGTTGGTGCTTGTGTTGTCGATTCAGGATACGAGGGTGAGATACACTTGCATGTTATGAACGTCAGTCATCGTAATGTATTCATACTACCCAATACTAAGCTGGTTCAATTCTTGTACTTACCTATAGCATTACCTCAAATCATTGAAGTCGAAGCGCATCGTTTATTTGACATCCAGTCGCAGCGAGGTGATGGCGGTTTCGGAAGCACAGACGACTTTGGTGGATGGGATTATGGTACGGATATAAAGGAGTTAACGAAAGGCCAGGAGTTATGAAGGAGTATCAACTACAAGATATAACTGAAATAGCCAAGGCTATAAAAAGCGGGGACCCGGCTGAGAATGATATTGGTACAGTAATAGATGGCTTCTTCTGGTTTCCTGACGAGATGCAGTGGGCTGCTCAATGGCAGAAAGAAAAGGAAGTTGATTCACCTGATGGTTACTTCGCTATGCTTCTTGATCCAGATATATTTGAAGACGAAGAAGATGATGAAGAGATCATGGCGGGCATAGAGTATTGGTGGCATCGTAGTCAGATCTATTCTGCGGCGTACCTTATCAATAATAAACCCTTGATAGAAAGCAAATACACTGAAGACATAGCGCAAGACAGTTTGAAGGATCTATTAAGAATGCAGAGTGAAGTGAAGGAGTCATTTGCTGAGAAAGGGATAAAGGTAGGTATCGATGCTAAACCAAAAGATATCTGGATGGTTATAAGAACCACAGCACAAAACATACATGATAACGTAAGGGGCGTTCATTGAAACAAACAGAGAACTTTTGTATCTTACCCAATAGCTTGCTCCCGGCTATGGGCGATCTAAGCAAGGGAGAAATCAGGGCTCTGATAGGTATCTTATCTTTCAGAGATCCTAACAGTACGAATCTAGCATTCCCCAGTATAAACACTATAGCAAAGCGTTGCGGTATGACTCCAAGTTACTGCAGCAAGCAGCTTAATCGTATAGCTGAACGCGGTGGGATACTCAAGATTCATCGACGGTTTAATAACTCAAATCAATACGAGTTCATATGGACAGGGTGTACGCCCCCCGTAGAGGGTGTGCGTGAGCCCCCCGTACACGTACCGCTACCTAATAGACCATCTAATAGACCACTATCTATAGGAGAGTTTTTGAAGCAGTATCCAAAACCTTCTCCACCATCTGGGTGGCAGAGCTATATATGGGCTAATGCAACTAAAGAATGGAAAACAAGGGGACTGGAAGACATTAAGGATCAAATATTCTTGGACATGCGTGATCGCTTACAAAGGGGTTGGCGCGATGTAGAGTATTGGCCTAACCCAGCTACCTACCTCAAGCAGCAGTGGTGGAAACAACCTATGGAGGGTCGCACGACAACGGATCGCGAGACATCTGATACGAGGTATTTCTAATGGAAGAAGTAGCGTGGATGTACGAGCAAGATCCAGCTCGCATGAAGCCTATCTCAGAAACCAAGGGGGAATTCGTTTCCCCTATATCTGAGCAACTGTTAAAAGACATATGGGAGTATATACAAGATGGCAACAATATGGTCGGGGATACGTTACCGTGGGAATCTGATTTCAGATTCAAACCCAAAACCCTTAATGTATGGGCGGGAATTAACGCCCATGGAAAGTCCGTGGCGCTCCAGCAGTGCGCGTTACACTGGGCTGTACAGGGGAAAAAGACTGCCATTTGGTCGCAAGAGATGCCTTGTGAAACCGTCTATGCTAACCTTATTAGACAAGCAACTGCCGTAGCTAAACCAACGGAGATGTTCCATGCATTAGTTGCAGCATGGTTAAACAACTGGGTAATGGTATGGCATCAACCTAGTATGCGGTTCGAAGATGTGTTTACGTTTCTCGACGAAGCTAAAAAACATGATATAGATCATGTAATTATAGACAATCTTACATCAATAGGTTTAACATCAGACAATCTGTGGATGCATCAGAGGGAATTGATCGTGCACCTTAAAAAGGCCTGTATGGAACTGGGTTTGGTTATACATGTAGTGCATCACGTGCGTAAGTTAGACTCAGAGAAGAACCAACCGGATAAGTTTGATGTTGTAGGTTCTGGAGATATCACGAACCTAGCAGATAATGTTTTTATAGTAAATCGTAATGTTGAGAAACAAGAGAAGATGGCAGATGGTTGGGGATCACAGACTATAAGCTCGTCTGATACACGCACGTGGTCAGAGCTATCAGATGGGCTTATATCAGCTGTAAAGGTACGGTATGGTCAGCCATGTCGTATTAAGCTGTGGTGGAATCAAATAGGACCGGACACGGGAGCGTTCACAGATGGACAACATGCACCATCAACTGTATACTTCAAGCCTCCGGAAGACATGGAATATGACCAGGAGGTACCATTCTAATGAGGACTAGTAATTGGAAAAATGTAGAGCGTGAAGTTGCAAAGCTATTCGGCGGTAAACGAACCGGTTCTAATGGGGAGAGTCGCCGGGATGTAGAACATCCAACATTCTCGATCGAGGTTAAGCATCGAAAAACCTTTCCAGATTGGCTTCACTCAGCCTATGGGCAAGCTGATCGCGAGAAAGAACACCGTATACCCATCGTGGTACTCCACGAGAGATATACAAAGTTCGAAGATTCCTATGTCGTGATCAAGGCAGAGCATTTTTGTAAGTATTATAAAGACATTCCTATTCAGGATTCAACCGAAGAGGTTGATTCTAGTATAATAGCCCCATCAAATAGAGGAGACTTAGATGGCACGCAAATTCACGAATGAAAACAATTATCCGCACTGGTTGTATCATACCCTTACCACGAACAACTACACTAAGGGTACCAAACCTAGTGATATTTCAGTTACACGGCTTATTGACAGCCCTCAAATAAACGCATTACGGTTTAAGCATGCAGACGAACTCATCGAAGATGTTAAAGACCGAGTGTGGTCTATTTGGGGATCTGCAGTACACTATGTAGTTGAAAACACTAACGAAAGCAATTCAGATGTACTAACTGAAAAGCGTTTCTACCACGATTATGATGGTAAAGTGGTTACAGGACAGATTGACGTCTATGACATGTCATCTAAAATCTTATACGATGTTAAGACGGTCAGCGCCTGGAACCTCGTAAACGGTTATAAAAAATCGTGGGAATATCAGTTGAATATCTTAGCTGATCTCATGCAAGAAAATGACTGGAAAGTCAAGGGGTTAGCTATCGTAGCTATGGCCCGTGATTGGAATGCTAGACAAGCAGCTGATGTAGAAACGTATCCAGATCATGCGATGACTGTAGTGGATATTCCGCTATGGAAACCTATGCACCGAAAAGCTTACATTCATCAACAGTTGAGTAGACACTTCGATGAAGAGCACTACTGTAACGATGAGGAGCGATGGCAGTCTGAAGAAAAATGGGCTGTCATGAAAGAAGGCAGAAAAAATGCTTTACGTCTGTTAGACACAGAGCAAGATGCAATAGATTATTTGAACAACTTGATTGATCCGACTAAATCTACCATAGAACACAGACCCGGATCACCCAAGCGGTGTTGGACGTACTGTAATGTACGTAATTTTTGTCCACAACTAAGAGCCGAGAGGCAGGAGAAGCGCTAATGGCAGGAAAACAAGCATTTGATAATACTAACAAAGGACGATTCTTCCTCAACGAGAGGAAAACGGCTAAAGATCCAGCATTATCTGGACCAGGTAATTATAATGGTACGGATATGCGCGTGGCCGCATGGATCAACCCTAACGAGGACGCTGACAATAACAAAGTATGGAAGGCCTTTGATTACCTTGCAGAAAATGCGGTAATTAACATGAGGTTCTCAGAGCCCAAGAAGGGAGGAGGCCGAAGTAGCTCCAGCGATATGGATGACGATCTACCCTTTTAAGTAGTACAGTTGTAAATTTACGGGGTGGGGCCTGCTTTAGGCCCCGCCTCTTTTTTTATTTCGCCTTAGAGGGCGATTCTGGAGCTCTAGGACATGTATATAACACCGTATCAGCAGTTCATACACAAGAGTAGATACGCTAGGTATCTACCAGAGCATCAACGCAGGGAATCATGGGAGGAGACAATTGGACGCTTTATCGATTTTTTTAGTACTCGCTTGGATCGCAATCACTTTGAACGATTTAAATCCCTTATTGTAGGGATGGACGTAATGCCCTCGATGAGGGCTTTAATGACGGCTGGAAAGGCCTTGGAGAAGGATCATGTGGCAGGTTATAACTGTGCTTATACTGCTGTTGATAGCCTTCGGGCTTTTGACGAATGTCTTTATATTCTTATGTGTGGCACTGGTCTTGGGTTCAGTGTTGAGCGACAGAATATACAGAAGCTTCCAGTTATTGCGGAGGATTTTCACGAGACAGATACTGTCATAGTAGTACGTGATTCGAAAATTGGGTGGGCAAAGGCTTACAAAGAGCTGATTGCCCTTTTGTTTCAAGGTTTAATACCCAAATGGGACTTGTCTAAGATACGGCCTGCAGGTGCACCGCTTGTCACATTCGGTGGGCGTGCATCAGGGCCTGAACCCTTAGATGAGTTATTCAAAAAAACTATTCATGTCATATCTAACGCTCGAGGCGATCAGCTGACTTCATTAGAATGTCATGATATTATGAATTATATCGGAGAGGCAGTAGTAGTTGGCGGTGTCAGACGAACCGCTGAGATATCATTAAGTAATCATTCAGACGAAAGGATGCGCAATGCTAAGATGGGTAACTGGTTTATGGAAAACCCACAGAGAGCATTGGCTAACAACTCTATATGTTACACAGAACGCCCTGATGTAGGAGCGTTCATGAGAGAGTGGTCAGCCATCTACGAGTCACGATCAGGTGAACGGGGTATTTTCAATAGACGAGCCTGTCAAGCCATGGCTCCAGAGAGGAGAGATAAGGACTGGGACTTCGGGACAAATCCGTGTTCTGAAATAGTACTTCGTTCGAAGCAGTTTTGCAATCTTTCAGAGGTGGTAGCTAGATATAATGACACCATGGAAACGCTTAAGACAAAGATAGAAGCGGCAACCATGTTAGGTACCGTGCAGGCAAGCCTCACGGATTTTCGTTATCTAGGTGCCCAGTGGAAAAAGAACTGTGAAGAGGAAGCCCTGTTAGGTGTGAGTATAACGGGTATCTTCGATTGTCCGGCCCTGCTGAAAGCATCGCCAAAACAATTGGAGGAGTTACGCGATCATGCGGTTAAAACGAATGAAATTTTTGCAAAGGAAATTGGTATCAACCCATCTGCCTCTGTTACTTGTATCAAGCCTAGCGGGACTGTTAGTCAGCTGGTGGATAGCAGCAGTGGGATTCATCCTCGTCACGCTAGATATTACATCCGCCGTGTACGTAATGATAAGAAGGATCCATTGTCTCAAAAGCTTATCGACAGCGGGATCGAATACTTAGAAGATCCTTACAACAAGGATGCTTGGGTGTTTGAGTTCCCCATGAAGGCTACAGGATCTAAGACGCGGCATGATGTATCAGCTATGGAGCAGTTAGAATTGTGGAAGAGGTTTGCGTTGCACTACTGTGAGCATAAACCCAGCATGACATGCTATGTGAAGGAGAACGAGTGGCCAACTGTAGGCGCTTGGATATGGGAGAATTTCGATATAGTCAATGGAATCAGCTTCTTACCTAGTGCCGATGAAGGTCATGTTTACCAGGCAGCACCATACGAAGATATGTGTTCTGCAGACTATAGCAAATGGAATAAGAAGTATGGTAAAATAGAACTTACCTGGGATGACCTGAAAGAACAGGTTGATGATACTACAGGTAGTCAGGAGTACGCATGTGTCGCAGGCGCATGTGAAATTTAACGGAGTAATAGGAGGTGTATTATGAGACTGGTGTTAAGTAACACGCACGTTCGTGCTATGGATCGTTTTTTCAACAGAGCTTTGGATTATGGAATGGGCAATCCATTCGCAGTAATGGACCGTATGTTAGATTCTCTAACAGCACCGGTTCCGCCCGCAGAGGGAACAGAGTTTACAACTTACAAGATGGTACCAACTACCTATCGGACTGAGTACGAAAAGGACGACAAAGGTAATGTCACTGTCAAGTATCTCGTGGTAGAACCTGAAGAGGAGAAAGAAGCCGCGTGAATTTAGTCAAAGTCGAATGGTTGGACACTGTACAATCTGCCGGCTGGGATACTGCCGATGAGGTGAACATTAAAACCGTTCACCAAATCGGTTGGTTCCTTAATGAAAGCACTTGGTCCGAACAAGGTGTTTTAAAACTAGCTGATACTTGGTCAGATGAAGAGTATTACGGAATTACCGCAATACCTAAAGGGTGTGTTCACAAGATTTGTTCCATTGGAAAAACAGTTGACTGCACAGAGGTTTTCTGAGCTGGGACACCCGCCCTTTACTTGCGCAGGGAGCAACGCTTTCTTAGAGCGGGGCCCAGCAATTATCTATCAGACTCCCAAATTCTCCTACCACGGTCTCTTGTTCTTGTACCCACTTTAATTTGTTTCTTAGCTGAAGATGTTGCTTTATTTGATGCAACACCTCTATTAGAGTCTACTGTTCCTGAGATAAATCGCTTAGCAACAGCTCCAACCTCTTCAGCGCCACCTCTCTTCTCTAAGTTTGGTATCCATACTTCGCTGGCTCTTCCACTCTCTGCAATCTTTCTCCAATATTCAGGATCAGTAGTAGTGTAATCGATAGCCTTAGGACCATCGTCATCACCACCTCTGCTTGGTGCAGGTCTGGTTGGTGCAGCAGCGGGAGCAGCAGCGGTACCGCCTAAAGCAACAGCGGGGCTTGGAGCTAATGGGACATCTTTGGGTTTAGCTCTTTGACTTGGCATGAATTCCATATCTTTAGTTTTACCACTAAGATCAGGTACCATTCCAGGCAAAGGTTGTGGTTCGAACATTATATTCGATTGCTTACGTATAGCGCCACTGATATCACCTGGACCGAATGCTTTTTGATTGGCGTATTCTTCCGCGTTTAAACGTTTTTGCGAACCTCCAGTCAATACACCCGAAGTTAGATCTGAACCAAATTTTTCAAAATCAGGCGCTCCTACAGAAGAACCTGAGAGTTGTGCCATTGTTGCTGCTGGAATATCGTAAGCCATTAGAATGTAACGTTCTGTGTAATCTTTTTAGATGATTTTCGTTTTTTCTTTGGTGGCAGATCTATCAGTTGTTTAGACATAGGCACCATTTGCCTAATTAACCTCTGCGCAGAGCCAGGTCTACGATCGAAACCAGTTTTCATTAGTTGTGATATATCACCACCTATTGGACCGCCAAGCTCTCCCCATATTCTAGCTTCTGGCGAATCCCACCAACCTCTTTTGTAAGGAAATGCTAAGTTAAGTATCATAGCTCCAGGCGCACTAAGCAAACCTGTGCGATCTATACGACGCATAAATGTTCTGAAGTCTCCACCTCCGATCTTCATATCATCCTCATCGAGATCACCCTTGATAGCAGCTCGCATTATCTCTGCGAACATTACAGCGCCATACATAGCTGTCACAGCAGCCATTATACGGCCAACTTGTTTTGCTTTCTCTACATTGTCTACCTTAGTAGCGATATCATTACCCACAGCAGTCATCAATGTATTGCCAAAGGTAGTGATGAATCTCTTAAACAGGAAGATAGGCGCCGTGAGAGGATTCTTGAATGCCTTAGCTGTAGTTGCATCATTAGGTCGTGTGATAACTTGATCTACAAAACGTATAGCACCAGCATTAAACTCTGCTTCACCCGCGGCGGTACTAAGATCTATATTTTGTGGGAGTCCAAAGTCAGCCATATCTTTAGAGAACTGCTTGAACAATCTCAGACGTCTACCCTTTAGATCTTTACCTGCATTCTTCTGAACAAACTTCACACGCTTAGCCATATGCCTCTGGAAGTTACGTAAGGCCATCAATTGCTGCATCTCTGTCAGCGTAGTTAGCAACGTAGCCTGCATATACGTCTGCATATTGAACACAGCGCGCACTTTCTTAGGTATACGACCAGCGATTGTAGTTCTAGCACCGGCTCTTAAACCACCTCGTGCGAAGTTAGGATTAGCATAACGAGTAGATACAGCATCACCCATAGCTTGTATCTCTGCAATGCCTAGCTCACGTAGTAACTGTACATCACTTACCACACCGATGCCACCTATCTCTGCAGATGCTTTACGCATAGCTGGTAGATGCTTATTCAGGAGTAATTTGGATATACCGTTCATCCCTTTGTAACCAGCCCAAACGAAACCTGCCATTAGATCTACAACGAATTTGTCAGGGCGTACGCTTCCTCTTAACATCGGTGTGAACAACTCAGGCATAGAGGCTAATGTTACTAATGGTAATTTTGCAACCACTTCAAAGTTAACCACACGCTGTAACCATGCTCTAGTCTGCATGTTAGCCATATCATACCCGTATTTGTTACGTAATATGCGAGCCATATCCCATACAGATTTCTCAAAAGCTTTGGGATCAATATACGTTAAGGATTTATCTGTTTTATCTAGCTTCAGAACCTTGGCATTGTGTTCCTTTATTTGTTCCAAACCTTCTTTGATTTTCGCGCGTAATATCTCATCATTAACGCCAAAACGTTTAGAGTATTCTGTGCGTTCTACAGCCTTCTGTATAAAGCGTGGAATGATGGCCTGTAAATCGATCATTACTAAGTCTTCGTCTACTAATGATTCAGTGGGCAATGCATCTAAGTACTCTTGGGCTTTTATATCCCTGTCTATCTCTTTCTGGCTTCTCGTTTGGTCTGCCTTCAAGTTAGTCCAATCACCTTGTACAAATCCCCCGCTATTTACAACGACGTTGTAGAGATCTTCAACAGTAAGATCAGCATCTTCTAATATACTACTGCCGGTGGCAGGATCACTAATAGCTGCTCGTATAGCTTTCAAGAACTTAGCCTTACCCCGACGGGTAGCAAGGAATTCTATATTCCATACCCGTGGAAGCAGAGTATCACCATGACCACGCAGGTCTAACGGATCTTTTAATCCCTTGGTTTCAGTCTTAGCATAGTTGTACACATCCTGCATAAGTTCTCTAAGAAGCTTCGCTGCTTCGCGATACTCTGCATTATCAAGCTCTTCTATACGCACCTTACCAGTGAGTATATCAACTAGCATTTGATTCTCTCTCGTCTCTATATCGCCAAGTCTAGCTGTAACCCTTGAAAAGATCTGCGCTAGGCGCGTGAAGAACTGACCTGTTCTTATAGATGTATCTTGTACTATATCTGTACCGTATATTAGCGGTTCAGCTCTCTGTGTAGACGAATGCGCTCTCTGTATTTCATCTGCGATCTCATCAGCCGCAGGCACATCTGCTTTAGCTTGACCGAATCTAGAGAGTTTGTTGAAGTCACGAATAGCTTGTACTGGCTTACCCCACAGGTATGATGTTAACGTATACCAGAAATTCTTGTTGAAGTGTTCTTCGTATGACTCGCCTTTTGCTCGCTTAGCGAAACGCGTGAATCCTTCTGCTATGTGTCTTTCAAGATTTTCTTTTTGTCTTTTTGTATCTTCTTTACGTTGTTCTCTAACAGATGCAAACTCTTCGCCAAATTTATATTCTCGTAACGAAGATGCATAATCTTGAAAATCTACTAATCCCTCGGTAATATAATCCAAATCATTAAGCAACTCAACAAAACCTAAATCAGCTGCTTGCGCATTAATTGGTTTTTCTACAAAAGTTTGCTCTAATGTTTCACCAGTAGTCTTATTTACTTTTATGTCAGGATGTTTTTTTACAAATAGTTTTAATGTATTCTGTAGGTTATCTAATAAGCTATTGGATTCATCAAATGCTTCAAACTTAGCCTCAAACCAATCATCAAGTATTTCAGCTTCTTCGTCAAACCTTTCTTCAGTTTTAACAGTTGCTAATGATGCTTTTTTTAAGTTGAGAAATTCAGGCATGAATCTTAGATTTTTAATGGTGTTTAATCCGCTACTTAATAAACCACTTTGCTCGTAAGTATGTTCTTTATTCCATTTTATATTAGTACCGAGTTTAAGCACTCTCGCGCCCGACTTAAATTCATTACTATAATCAGTTCCTTCGACCTGAGTTATCCTATCAAGAATAAGTCTTTTAACGCTATACGGTAACACACCTACATCCTTTTTCTCCCATGCTTTCCAAATATTTATTAACTGTTTATTAGACAATTCACTTATTGGCTTATCTATACCAAGCTGCGCTAACAATACATTAAAAGCCTTCATTTTTGCTGAAGACCTTTTGCTACTTGTGTCTACAGCCGCTGCTTCATCTTGATCTAGTTCCGCTTGCGCCTTGGCGTACTCCTTCTCTAATTCATCGACACTTCTAGTATTCTCTTCAACCAGATCAGCACCAATATCGTTCCGTAGTCTAGTAACGCCTTTGCGATTCATAAAATCTATATAAGTGTCTACCTCATCGATACTTACAACCTTGCCAGGTCCAATAACCTTGTGCGTAACCCATTCGCCAGGAGCTCCTAATGCTTTTGCATATCTAGTGCTAGTATCAGTATCATCTACCTCTGACCATTCACCGTCTTCATTGAGCTCCATATAACCATCAGGTATAGACTCACCTTGAATAGTAAACATAGGATCTTCAAGTGTGTCAAAGAAATCAGGTTCTACCTGTACATGCTTGCGCTTCTCTATAGGAGCTTGTGCTTCCTTCATAGATTTAAGTTCTGCTTTGCGTTGTGCAGCAGTTTGCTTGACACGTGTTACACCAACTTTCTTTACCTGTGCTTCTCTCTCAGCTGCTAGTTGTGCTTCATATGCAGCTTCGTCCCAACCTCTCATATCTCTCATGAAGGCATCTAAAGCACGCCTCTCAGAAGCAGGCATGGCTTCTTTATCACGCAAGTAAATTAACCGCGCTTCATCAGAGGTAAAACGACCAAACGCTTCTACTTCGCGCATAGCAGATATCTGCATCATCTCTGTAGGTGTAACATCAGAACCTATAATCTCTTCTAATTCTTTTTCTGTCTTCTCTGTTCTACGTAAACCACGCACACGCTCTTTACCACGTGCTACTTCTGCACGCTCTTCCATACCAGCTGTTTCTGCTTCTGTATATCCCCAAGCTTCTATATTCGCATAGTCACCAATGCCATATACAATTTCAGTAGCCTTACGCTTGGCTCCAGGAGGCATCTTGCCACCTAACTGATTGCGTAGGTCGTTTAGCGTTCTTCGCCTAGTCTCTGCTTCATCTGCTGTGATATCACCTTCGGCTTCTAATCTATCGATCTCTTCCGTACCAAAGGTATAAGACATCTTCTTTTCCATTGGATGGATTTTGCCTCTATCTCGATAGCTAAGAATCTCTGCGACAGTAATACCCTTGCGTTCCGCGTATTTTTCTCGTCTACCAGCAGCTGTTCTAGACTTAGCAGGTTTTGCTTTCATCTGCACCTCAAATGGAGCCATAAACTCCTCGAAGGCATCGACATTATCTATAGCATTCTGTGCCTGTTCTTTAGCTGTAGCTCTATCGCCAGGTTCTATGCCACGTTTCTGACCCATAGGACCATACAGGTTACCAAGACGTTTAATACGCGCCCGTATTTCTGCTTCATCTTCTCGTCCAATAATCTCTTTGTAAGGACCTTTAGCGAAATCATTGCGAACATCACGGTTTAGCTTTTCAGCTTCCGTCATATCTGCAGCGCGTTTAGCGAAGCGTGTTCCTGTATCTTCTAACGCCTCTATGCGTTGGTTAACGCCTTCCCAAAGTTCTTCTCTAGTGAACGGAGTTTCTGCGGCGTAAGATATAATGCGATCATTGAGGGAGCCGTCAGCAGCTGCTTCTGCAGCCGTAGCATCCTCATCATATATACTCATGATCTCATCTATTGTTTCTACATATAACTCTGCATCTGTTTTTTCAACAGTCTCTTCCTCAACGCGTGGAGTTTCAGGCTCTTCAAAGATATCATAAGCCGATCCTCGATCGACCTTTTCCGTACCTGCCATAGTCGCTTCACCACGTATGACACTTCTAGCCATATTATCAAAGTTTTGATCAGCATCACCCCAGTAGTCAAAGCCACCCTCACCTGTTACAGGATCTCTCTCCATCTCTTCTCGTTGAACACGAGCGTCGTTTATATTGACACGACCATACTTATCTCTTACATACTCAAGCACCTCTTTATCAGCATGCATATCATCTACCACAAATTCGTCGACAACCTCATCGCCTTCATATACCATTACTTCATTGGTATTAGGATCGTGAGTAAATGCAACGTCTATGGCACCTTCTGCTGGGTCATCTGCACTAGTCCAACCTGCGTTAGGATCTACAGCGATAGAGAACTCATATACAGAACCTGGGATGCGTGATGCTACCTCTGCTTCTTGGGTTGCGGGCTCAAGTAATATACTTGGATCTACCGCAGCACCTGCTACAGCACCTCCTACTTGCTTCATAAACTTGCGACGACTTGGGTCTATAGGATCGCCTTTAGCAAAACGAGTTCCAGATGTATCAGCTTCAAAAGTTTCACCATCAAATCTAGCCGGTGGCCTTATGGTCGTAGCCTTACCCTCAGACTGCCTCTTCAACGCATCTATAATATCGTATAGTTCTTTTATATTTTCTCCTGTGATATCAAGATTTGCTTCTTGTTTTAATTTGCGTTGTAATAATCGTGCAAATTGACCTTTAGCAGATTTAGCTTTCAAATCATTAGCAAGCCACTCTTCTGCCTGCATTGTTTTTGCGTCACCACTGTACGCTCTACCTATTGGCGTCAGTAACCACGCCTGTATCTCTGATTGATACTTTGAATAAATATCATTTAAGAACCTATCTAAATCGCTTGTTTTCAGACCAAGCGCAGTAAAGGCGGCTCGTAAAGCTCCATGTATTTGAACTTCATGACCAAGCAATTCCAGAGCACGTTGCTTCACCATCCTACGGGTAACGCGAACATCGCCCATCTCTTCTTGTAATGAGTTTAATATAGCATCAGCATCGAAAACGCTAACAGGTGTAGTTTCAGCGGCAACTGGTACTTGTCTAGTTGGTTGCCCTCTTTGTTCTAATGCAGAACCAATGTTTGTGGATTCGTCTATTACAACAGTAGATGATGGTTCTGGAAGACGTGTGGCTGCACCAGCTTCTCTAGCCTCAGGGATTGTAGATTCAATATCTATACCCAAATCTAAAGCTATATCTGCGTTAAGAGCTCCTTGGTTGGCTGCGTCAGTGAGTTTTCTTAGTACTATTGCTTTTTCGCGAGGAGATAATTGAGAATCTTCAAGTGCAGCTTGAGTTTCACTTAATATAGTAAATTGTTTCTGGTCAATTGTACCGCTAGCAACCATCTTCTGTTTAGCCTTAGCTAATACTCGTATTACATCTTTCACCTGTGCGGTTTGTCCACCAAAAGCGCCTTGCATAGCTGTTGGTATAGTTATTATCGCACCAGCACCAGCACCCATCAAGCCTTCAAGCATGTAACCAGGCATGTCAGTCTTACCAGTTGCTAGCTTAGTTCCAAAACCCTCACCACCTGCTTCTGTTAACATTTGTGCGCCAATACCACCTACGCCATATCCTGCTGCGCGTGGTAATGTTTTAGCATGTCTAGCAAGTGAACCTAATTTTACACTAGCTCCAATACCAAGAGATTCAAACAGCGCTATAACCGATGCTTTTGTTTTCATAGCATTTGTGGCGGCAGCCATCATGCTAGGATCTCCCATTAACATTTTAACATGCTCAGGATTATTTATATCTATGCCTAATTGCTGTAATACTTCTTCGGCCGCAAATGACATTTCTGTAGCAAACGCACCGGGTAAGGCAACGCCACTAGATGCTAAGACCCTGAATGGGGCAGATGCCCAACCAGCTAACAAACTGACTACTAATGTTGGTAGAGAGTAACCAAGTGATTCACCAAAGGTTGCCCAAGCGGCTTCTGGATTCTCATAAACTCTCTTTAAGACATCCAAATGAGAAGTTGCGCCCATGATATTTTGCAAACCACCGCTAAAATCCCCACTCTCTCGGCGTGTTCTCTCCCTGATATCCTCTATATTTTGTCCTTGCTGCAATATGTTAGCAACCAAACCAGGAGCTTGCGCTTGTATTTCCTGGTCAACACGGCGATTATCTAAGGCTGGTCTATTAGCTCTGTGTAGTCTCCAGTCTTGTAATGGAGCGCCATCAGGCGTTGTTGGAGGTGTAACAACAGGCTCCATAGACTCAAAAGATGCTCTATTTATTAGAGGACCATCTGGGGCCCAAGTCATATCAGGTGGAACTGGTAAGTTAGAGTCGCCTGGACTTCTACCATAGGTAGTAGGAGAAACTGCACTCTGTCTAAGAAGATGCTGTAGATTGATTAAATCATAGGTTCTTTCTGCGGCGTGTGGTAGCTGCTGTAGACCGCTCCATGTATGATCGCCAAAATTAGCACGTTCAGCGGATTGTAATCCACCGATAAGTGGGTCGAGTGGACCAAGCCATCGCGATCTAGGAAGGGCTTGTATTGCATCGCTTGCTGTATCTTTGATACGACCCCAAATGGAAGTATCCTTAGGTGTATCGTAACCTATTTGAGGTGGAGCGTAACCTATAGAACTTGCACCAGCCCAATGAGGACCAGGTTGAGACTGATAAGATAAGCGACGATACTCTGCTATTCGTTCAGCATTAGCATCTATCTGCTGCTGTAATGAGTCCCTAACAAGAGCATAACGAGGATCGTTATTAGCCTTAAGTTGATCTAGAATATCAAAAGCTTCGTTGAGTGTAGCCATTTAATTTCTAAGGGTAACGTTGTGACCAGCTGCTCTTTGCGATACAGATTGTTGTCCACCTGCTGAACCCATGCCTTCAACTATTTCAGAGGGAATGGCGCCCCAAGCAGCTATAAAATTAAATTTACCACTGGTCATACCCGCTTCTTTCACTCTAGCCATCATAATTCTTACATCAGACTCATCATAACCATTATTTAACATCCATGTTGCTACATCTCTTAAACGCCTTCCTACGAATTCTTTGAGTCTTATAGGACCAGGATCTTCAGTAGTAACTTCACCTATTTGCCTCTTACCCAAGCCCCACGTTTCCGGTCTATCCCAACTTCGTTCGCCATAAATGGGTTTAGTAGATGGTTCAAATCTAGCCGCTATTTCTTCCTCTGTGCCTTTTAGCAAACTTCCAAATTCATCTCTAAGTATCCCTGTGATATCATCTTTAAGATCTGATGCTTGCTTGCCCTTACGCCTTAAGTCAGCGTCGGCGTGTCGACCCATCATATATCTTTGCCAATTAGTTGGTCCACCTTTAACAGTAGGATTCTGCATGGCGTTTATAGCTGCGGCCATCTTCATTATAGAGCCCATATCCGCACCAGGATTCGCCTGCATAGCTGCTCTCACAGATTCCATAGGTGAGGGAGTAGTTGTACCATATGGATTAACAGTTGGCAAGTGATCATCTAACGCATTTGGCACAGCTGGTGGAGCATTAGCAACTGGCACACCTTGATTAGTATAAAGACTTTGTAGCGCAGATTGAGTTGCATCGTACCTCTCTTGCTGCTTCTGTTGCTGAGCTAGCTTAGCATTGAACAACTGCTGTTGCATATTCATGTTCTGTATAGAACCATACCCTTGTATAGCACTTGTGATAGTGTCAGCCAAGTAGTTTGGCTTTATATATGGACGCGTGATTCTAATAGGCGCCTGCCATTTCGGGATCTGTGTTCTTGAATAAATAGCCATTATTATGTCTTCAGTGCGTTTATCATTGCATTATTAGCCTGTATATTAGCTATACCACTTAATATGCCTGTTGTATTAATTGGAGCAGTAATAGGCGCTCCTAGAGCAACAAGTTGCTCGTTTAAATGATCCACGTTTGTAGGTTCAAAATCTTCCGCTGTCTGCATTTGTGCAAGATTACTGCCCAAATTACGAACGTTATATATATTGCCTAGTGTGTGACCAGCCTGAGTAGATAAAGAGGGATCTTGCACTAAATAGGCTTGGTTTCTACCTAGCAATTCATTTCTAGCAGCAGAGGCATCTGCCACTCTCGTAGCAGCAGCTGCAGCTGATGGTGCATAACCTTCGGCTACAAACCCAGTAGGCGTAGCTGTTACGTCTCCGGTATCTATTGTAGTATTATACAGATCTGCGTTTATTTGCGCCTGTGTTTCGTGATCGATAGGATTAACATACTGTGCTATCGTGCTCCATAAAGCGGGATCTGTTTCACCTCGCATGATGTAATCACGTAGATTCGCCTTGCCCATATAACGAGCAGTATCTTCTGTGTGAATCTTCGCTAACTCGTCTTGTATACGAATTTGTTCTAACTCTTGACGTCTGCGTTTCTTTTCTGCGTTCTTCTTCTGAAACATATCGAAGATTGATGTTGCTGCTAGCCACCATGGATTCATGATATACTCCCGAAGTAAGCGCCCGTATCTTGTGAGCCAAATTGAGGGTAGAAACCTCTACCTGGACTAGGAGCATAACCAGTTGGTATATTCCATGCGATATCAGATATACCGCTCCAGGCCGTTGGTACACCTGCGCTAAGTGGTCCAGCAATGCCACTAACTTGTCCAGGCATTAAGTTACCAGCTAAAGCTTGATTTACCAATCCTGCTTTCTTAGCAGATCGTTTGGTTGCCCAGTTCTCTCCAACTGTCTGAGCATGGCGCATAGCATCAGCCAAACTATCAGATCTTACCTTAGACAGGTCAGCACGTAAATCAATATCAGGTTGCCCAGTTTCTAAACCTTGACGAAGCATTTGAAACCGCAATGCTCTTTGAGCTTTCCTATAAGCATCTGCTATGCCTGAAGCGCTCAAATCATATGAAGCATTAATTAAATTCTGTTTTAAACCGGCGGTCCCACTAAATAGCGAATTAATCGCGTTTAAAGCATCTGCTATTCTTTGCGCTCTTAATTCAGCCTCTGTTGGGCCAGGATCTCCCCCACCTTGGCCACCGTTTTGACCACCATTTTGGCCACCATTCTGTGGACCACCCCCACCACCTGGGCCACCAGTAGCCGCTGGTTGAGGTTCTCCACCTCCTTCTGAAGCTCGTGGGTCATCGCCTGGGTTTCCTATTTCACCACCACCAAGAGCACTACCCCAACCGCCACCGCTTAAACCAACTTGCCCGCCTGTATTATCAGCTCCATATGGACCACCAACATCACCCCAACCACCACTATCACCACCAAAATCACCATCTCCGTAACTACCATCAGGTGCATCATCAGGCCCCATTCCATAGAACAACGGCACACCATTAAATGTATTCAAAGGACCTTTATCAGGCAACCTTTCATGATGTGGTGCGGCAGGATTTGATCGCAGATGCTGCATCTCAGGACGCGTAAGATACGCTAAGTATTCATTCGGTCCTCCAGGTTGCTTTACTACTCTTGGAAGTGGTTGAGCCATTACAACTCTCCTAATAGTTCATAATAATACGAGATTCCATTAAACTGAAACTCTGTATTTGCTGATTGTGTAACCTTGAAACTACATTCTGTAGTCATCAATTCCACTGGAATTAGTGGACCAGGACGCGTGTCACTAGACAGTGATATAGCAGTTGTAGCTTCACTTGGTGATCTAGCATCCCATCTGTGCTGTAAGTCAGCTGTGCCATTAAACATCACATCTGAACCAAGAATCTGTTTCCATCGCCCAGGCTTCTTAAATGCTTGATAAGAGCTCGTTACCTCTAAAGGTATCGCTGTAGCACCATCATCTTGGAATGAGTCTGGATTAAACACATATACATTATCGTTCATCCTGATAAACATATATTCGCCATATGGGGAAATAGCTTGTATAGTATATGGTGTTATATAACGTGACCATGCATTTACTTTAGAAAACCTCGCATAAGTAAATACGAATATCTCTTTGTCTATAAAACACATATACTGACCCAAACCATTATAAAACGCAGAACCTGGTTCTAATGTTGATGTAGTACCAACCCTTGTAGAAGCAACCAACTTCGCATGGACTAACTCATCTATTGGGCTCCCTACATCAGTATCTTGTAAGTTACCGGTATATATTTGTTGTCCTATAGATCTAAATCCTGCATCAGTCAAGAAGAATAAATCGTCTCCTACAACCTGTATACACGTAGGCCATTGTGATCCTACGCTACCTAATGTGGTCTCGATAGAGATATTCGATGGGTCTACATCTGTAGTCCATATCTGTGTATTATCAGAATTGAACACCACTAATCGATTCTTATAACTACCTAAAGCTAAGGGTTCAGAGTCACCTACAGATTCTCTACCTGTGGGTAAGCCTGCACTACCACCCGCATCACTAGTTTTAGTCCAATCTGTTGGGTCACCAGATGCTGAATAATGTATTGTGCCATCATCCTTGATAGCCCATACCTTTTCAGAAACTACAGTAATAGAGTTAGTATTCGGACAGTTAGAATCTGTTATAACCTTATCATTATACCAATGTCTAATAGTTCCACTGGCATACTCTACTACTATATATAACTGATTATTGAATACTTGAGCATCCCACACCATCGAAATAGCATCACTAGCGTTGTCTGGATTAGTTAACTTATGCACAGTGATTGCTGAGTTTACTTTGCCAGTAGTACCTGTACTAACACCATATCCACTGAGAACTGGACCACCTGACGGGCTTAAATGACTTACTACATGAGCTTGCCCAGCGAAGACAAAGAAACCTTTATAATCAGATGGTAAAGACGTCGCGGTAAGTTTATCTAACCCAGGGCGCTTTTTAACAGCAAAACCAGTAGTAATATAGGCGTTTTTACATTCGACAAGACGGTTAGCATCGGAGACTTGGTCAGCCTTCCGAAGATCTATACCCCCTTCAAATCTGTCGAACGTAATAACTTCCATTACATACCATCTCCACCTTCCCACATGTTATAAGCGTTTTCGTATGCTAATGGGTGCTTTTTCCTGATATAAGGTCCAACAGCACCAAGAATGGCACTCCAAGGGCTTGGTCCACCCGCGGCGGGACGAACATGCATGTCAAAATCTTTTGTACGCCATGGGGTATCACGATCAATTGGCTTTGTTTCCAGTTGAGGCGGATGGTTAATTGGCGGCCAAGAACCAGTATATGGACGATCCCAATCATTCCATATACCTGTTTCAGGATTCATCATGCCATACTCACCGCTATTAGTGTTCTCTAACCACCAAGGACGATCGCTACCACCGTCAATATCGGCATTAGGATTAGCATCCGTAGGTACTCCACCACCAAAATTCATACCAATTCCGCTATAGTTTGGACCAATACCTAGACTATGCAAATTGTTTGCTAAATGCCCACCATGCCCATAATGCGATAAATTTTGATTATTTGCAATAACAGAAGCAAGTTCAGAGTTATGTACTGTAGGTAGGGCAGCTGTTAACTGAGCTCCATGCCCAACAGGCGAGCCATAACTAGGGGTTGCTGTAACAGATACGGCGCCCGTTGGATTTTCGGCAGTTTTTTGCCCTAATATCGACTTATTGTGACCAAGTAAGCTATGATTACCGCCATAGTAGTTTAATGCCACCGCGAGTGCCCGGTTAAACCAACCAGGATCATATACATCAGCCTCACTACCTAAACCCATGCCTACTGGATTGGCATCCATTCCTTGCGAAGATTCACCAACTCCTAAAGCATCAGCATCTGACCATCCCATAATAACCTCCTATTACTTATCGCTTTCCCACGAAGTTTTAGTATTACGACCCAGATTTTGAAAGTCTCTATTAAGTGTCTGCTGAGCTAACTGATTAGAAAATCCAACTGGAATACCTGGCGTTATGCCGCGTTGTAATGCTTGGTATCGTTGTAGATTTAAATCTACTGGACCCTGCTGCCCAAGCTGCGCTTTATTGCCTAACATATTATCCCACGCGCCTTGCCAATGTGGTGCGTATGCTTTTATCGCGGCTAATATGCTTCCAAAGTCGCCACTATCACCTCCACCATAATCCCCGCCATAACTGCCGTCTTGTGCGTCATCAGCTCCAAAACCCATACCATTTGCCATAATAACCTCCTAAGATCCTATCATTGCGACAATTTCACTGCCGCGGTTTTTTCTAATGTAAGGATCACTAGGATCCGCCATTGCTACTCCACTAAATGGGTTAACACCGTAACCCGGGAAAAAATCTTCACTCATTGGCATGCCTGGACCCATATGTAGGTTTTTACCACCTATATTTGCTATATTGGATGCTATGCCCATATTAGCTCCAAAACCAGTCATAGGAACACTCATCTGCCCATTAAATGAAGATGATATTAAATCAGGACCAAGTTCAAAACCAGGACCCATTGCTTGTACACCTGAAGCTAATTGGTCAATATTCATATTCATTGTAGGGGCTCTCATCTGCTCTGGCATCATAGACATACCCCAAGACAAAGCAGTCTTCATTGGACTCAAATCCAAGAAAGATTTTAACTGGTTTACGAAGCTTTTTTGCTTTTCTATTTGTGGCGTAATAGCTTGATCTTGAGTAAAACTAAACGTTGGATTAGCACTGGTAACATTGCCTAGACCTTCAGAAGCGGTTGCTCCTTCCATAGCGCCCGCGGTTCCAACAGCAGCGTCTGCTATATTGCCAGGTCCGCCCATTACATTGCCATCACCATCGAAACCAATCATAATATCACCTTACCTTTGTTGCTAATATCTTGTCTAACATGCTCTCAATAGACTCTAACCTGTATACCATCACATCTAGGTCTTTCACTGCCTCTTGAACCTCTTTCTGGTCCCCTGTGAGCTTCTTGAGATTATGTATCTCGATACCACACTGCTTAGCTTCTGCTTCTAGAGCTGGTATAGCGCGTCCCTGGATGCCTCCTATACGCTTTACCTCTGCAGATAGCCCAGAAGCCCACCATATCGCACTACCTGTCTGCGCGATGATGAACAACATAAAACCAAAGAATTTCGGGTCAATTTTCACTCTTTTTCTTCCTCTCTAACGGACCTGGTAAGATCCAACCGAGCACCATTGGTGCAACTACTACCAATATTAATAACCAACCTCCCATTTCTACGAGAGATCCTAATAACGTCCAGAAATTATCTGGCGCACAACTAGCTGCTGTATGCATGCTGCCTCCTTTCGATGGTGTCATCACGTCCGCAACCACACTTGTCACAGAGGCACCTCCCGCTGAGGCCAGTAACACAGGTGCAGTCCCCGATGTCGCAATCGAGGCAATCGCACCCGCTCCCAACGATCCGCCCCCTATCAACGCTGCTTTCTTCAGGCTCGTACATCCTACTAGAACAAGTTGTAGGCCACAGAGACTAATACAGCGAGTATAATTACTGCATAAATAGGTTTTTCCTTTACCCAATTTTTTAATGATTCCATTAAGCTTCCTCCAATTGGAATGAATTGCCACATCCACAAGATTTGGTATTTGGGATGTCAAACTTGAACGTAGGCGAGAAAGGATCATTTATCCAGTCTAGGGTCGCGTTCGTTAAATACCCCGCCGAGATGGAGTCTATAACCGTATTCTCGCTCAATAGCATGTCGTCTTTTTCTCTCCCAGACGTCTTGGACAAGCCAACCGTGAAGCCACTGCAACCACCGCCATTGACTTCGATTCTTAAACATTCTGAATCGCTCAGGATCTCCTCTATCTTCTTTGCCGCTGTCGGGGTAATGGTCATTGATCACGTCTGACTCCTAAACGATCTATTTTTACGCTCAAGTGCTTTAGCATTTCTTTAATCTCCCCAAATTCTTCTGTGTGTCTCTTATCAGTTCTATCCATCCTCTCTGATAAACTTTCTATTGACATCTTATTTATCATGGTTTCTTGTTCAATCCCTGTTACATACGTGAAGAAACCAATAGCAATAACGGCAGTTGACAGGATGTGCGATACGCTTAGGCCTTTCGACAGGTGCCATCCGCCGTTATTCTCTGCCATTATCCAGCTAATTCTTGGAGTTTAGTATCCATAGCTTTTACGCCGGCAGATACAGAATTAGCGAAAATAAACGGAAATACGGCGTGTATTACGCCTACTACCGCCATAATTACGAGCTGTCCAGATAGCTTTAAAGCGAATCCTAGATGCTCAAAATAACCCATATTGTTGTCTTTCAAGTGTTTCATGTGTCTGTATTATCCTCAGGGGTTTTTGCGGGTAAACTCTCTGTTTCTATAGTGTTTAAACAGTCATTAGCTGACCAGAATATACAAGTTTGATTAACCCGACTATTGTGTAAGAAAAGCGTGCTGCTAGGGTTATTACAGTTCTCTGTAATATACATCTGGATGGTCGGTGTAACCATCAAAGCATGCACGGGCTTTTCATTATACTTGGAAAGTAATTCCTCTATGATAGGTTGCGGTCCTCCCATCACGCATAATGCCTGTATAGGTGCTACCGTTCTAAAGAATGTTGGACTTTCCGCAGAGGAACTAAACGGCAATAACAGCAGTAACGCTCCCAATAAGTATCTCATTTAGATACCAAAAGCTGCTGATATTTCCTCTTCAGACAGTCCCAATGCCGCCAGTTTAGACTTAGCACTGGCTTTATTTTCAGCATGTGCAACCTGCTCTGCTGTAGGTTCTGGGGCAGGCGGCTCAACAAACGTGAATACGTTGCCATCCCATGATCCACCAATACGAGCATCAGCCGTAGCTTCAATTAGCTCAGAACCTTCCACAGAGAACTCTGTAACACCATCCCATACCACCACATTCTCTACAACACCATTTTTTACTACTGCATAATTAGCCATTTGGCCTCCTATTTATATTCCCAGATAATTACAACACCGTTTCGGCCAGGCTCACCAACACCATTAGTTATAGAATACGCACCAGTTCCTCCTGAGCCATAACCTGTGCTTGGTTTAGCCGCGCCTACATCAGTCCCAATCCTTGCTCCAGCAAATCCTAACATAGATGGCGCACCAAGATAATTACCACCATTATTGTCTGATCCTCGCATGCCATCTATATTGATATCTCCACCAGAAGCCACACCACCATAGTCAGGGTCAGCATTATATTTACCTTCTCCACCACCTAAACCCTCAACGGTAGTAAATGGATGTAATCCACCAGATACACTAACAAATTGTGATGCACCTCCAGCCGTGCCATTACCACCGCCTGTATAACCAGCACCACCGGCCCCTACAACAACTGTCATCACATCTGTAGATGCTACACCCGTTAAGAATTTTAATGCGTAACCACCAGCGCAACCCCCACTACCATATCCAGAGCTATGACCCCCTCCACCGCCGCCACCCGCTCCTTGAACGGCAACAATAATTTTAGTCACTCCTGCGGCTGGTGAGTAAGTAGCGGATCCTGTAACTGATCTAACGACCATCTGATGAAACCCACCAGCTGCGCTAGCGAAGGATAATGCACCACTGCCGTCTGTTTTTAAGAATTCACCAGCAGAACCATCATTCGCTGGTATGTTAAATGTATCGTCTGTGGTGCTTGCTGCGATCTGTGCTGCTATTAATTTACCCATTATTTATACTCCCATACTATGACAACACCAGGCATCCCGGCCAAAGAAGTTACTGAATACCCAGCGGGTCCACCAGCACCGTAACCAAATGATGCCTGTATCGCGCTTTCTCCTGTCCTGCCATTGAGACCGGGAGTTCCCAAAAAAGAACTTCCGGCAAGCATACTGGAGTTGGCAGAGCAATTATCACCCGATCCTCCGGGAATATTAATATCACCACCTGTCGCAGTACCACCAGCAGACCTAGAAAAGTTGCCGTATATACCCACACCCTTAACACCAGTTACCGTTGAAGACCCGCCATAAGACGTATCATCCCAAGAACTATCCCCACCATCACCACCAGCAACAGACGATGTTCCCGCTGCTGTGCCACCTAGCCCAACAGAAATAGACGCTTGAGTAACCGAAGATACATCTATAAACTTTCTTGCGTATCCGCCTCCAGATCCTGCGACAGCATAATCGGAAGCACCGCTATAACCGCCACCGCCACCTCCTCCTTGCACCTCAACAATTACCTTAGTAATTCCTGCTGGCCTAGCTGATTTAACCCAGTTAGTCGATGATGTATAAACTATAACAGAATTGAATCCAGCAGCAGCACTTGCCCAACTCAGTACTCCAGAACCATTGTTCTGCAAGAACTCATCAGCCGATGCATTAGATGTCGGAAGCGTTAAGGCAGTTGTCGATCCGCCTGTCTTCTGTATTTGATCTACTATAAGTGTTGATGCCATTATGCTAACACCTCTACGCAAATGATATTTGAAGCTGCTCTAAACTCTCCAGCAGAATCAGAATCACTGTGTTGCCTATTTAAATAAAGAGTTGCTGAAGATTCTGTAGCGGCAACAGGTTTATATGTAATTTCTGATGTTGTATTTGGACTATCTAGTAATATCACAGTTGTTGTTGCGTAGTCAGCCGCTCCATTACTTCTTTCTGATAAAAAAGTTCTTGTTCTGCTTCCCGCTGTATCACCAATTAAAATATCTTCTTCTACACCACCTATTGTTCTAGTAATTTTTGTACCTACTTCATAACTGGTTGTTGCGCTCCAAGAACAACAAGCTAGAATTAAAATCTTGCTCGATGTAGCCACCGGTGTTATCGTTCTTGAGAAACCTGTTGGATTGTAGTACGTTTGGTCAGTTGTAGATTGCAACCAAGAATCAGTTTTTGTAGTTTGAACAACTTGTCCGATTTTTCCACCTACAGCAGAACTAACAAACCCCAGATTACCGGAACCATCAGTCTTCATTAATTGTCCAGCCGTTCCATCAGCCGCTGGCAACGTAAAAATAGCAGGCGCTGCACCTGTAGCTTTAGAAATTTGGTCTACTTTTAGCTTACTCATACGATACTCCAGTTACCCAATACGGTCACAGTAGCACTCCCAGAGATTGTTATCGGACCTCCACTAACACCGTTATCTGTTGAGGCGATGCTTAGACTTTGGTCAATATCGTTAAAGTTAGTTCTGATAATCGCTGCTTGATCTGTATCTGCTGCACCGAGTGTTTTATCAATCACTACACTGTTAGCTTGAACGCCTAAATATACCACTTCTATCTCAATACCCGCAGTTACAGCAGTGCCAAAGTCTAGTGTAGTTCCAGAGATTGCATAAGCACCATCTGCTGAGTTTTGTTTAACGCCATCCAAGCAAACGATGATGCCTCCTAAACTCACAGGAGCTCGACTTAGTGTGTATGAAGTAGAACCATCCGCAGTTATACTTTCGCTGGGATAGTTTCCGTAAAGTGGTCCTGATCCTATATAACTCATTATTTATACTCCCACACGATGACAACGCCGTCCATACCGGCCCCAGAGGTTAATTGGTAAGAGCCGCCGCCACCTGATCCATAACCAGTTGCTATATTAGAAGTCAACTGTCCCGTCCACATTATCCCTCCGCCACGACCAAACATGGAATCACCGCCATACTCACCCATGCCACCGCCGGTACCTGTACCTCCAGGAATTTCTAAATCACCACCTGACGCTGTTCCTCCTAACACCATACCATATGCTGTAAAAGTACCACCATTTCCACCATTACCTTTAACTTCAGTAAATGATGTACCCGTTACAGAAGTAAACTTTGAATCACCGCCAGCGGCTCCAGCCGTATCATTTGTTGTTTGTGCCGCGCCTCCAGAACCAATCGTAATGGTCATAGTGTCGCTACTTGTAACAGTCAAAGATTTCATCGCGTAACCACCGCCACCCGCTGAAGTAGCTTTTGTAGTATTTGTTTGCGATTTGCATCCTGCGCCGCCAGCGCCTTGCACTTCTACTATCAGTTTAGTTACACCCGTATCAGGAGAATAACCACCAGCAGAGGTTGTAGTCGTAAAAACAGTTACCTTATGAAACCCAGCAGCAGCACTAGACCATGTTCCATCACCTCTTAGAAAGGTCGATGCACTCGCTGTGCCGGAGGTAGTTTCTAATAACGATTTGTCTACTTTAGTTAATGCCATTATGCGTACTCGTAGATTATAATGATTCCATCAGCACCTTCTGCGCCAGATGCGCCAGAACCTGCGCTTGAGTTAGATGATCCACTGCCTCCACCACCGTATCCTGGGGTGCTTGGGGGTGGATTCTGTACAGCGATTGTTGGGTCAATACCCCCATCAGAGAAGGGTGTTCCTCCGCCGTGACTAAATGTAGTTAGTCCCATGCGATTAGGCTTACCAGAACCACCAGTTATGTTGATGAAGCCTCCCGTTCCAGTTCCACCAACCCCACCATCACCAGCATCATAAACTCCAAATGCTCCTCCATTTCCTACAACATCAGCAAAAGTACCAGAACCACCACCAGAAGCCGCTTTTTCTATTTTCGATAATCCGCCTGCACCGCCACTAGCATTATTACCAACAGTTCCACCGTCACCTACAGTAATAGTGCATTTGTCGATATTCGTTAAATCTCTATATGCTCTTGCGTAGCCACCGCCACCCGCACCAGCACCCCAACCTCCCGAGCCTGAACCTCCACCACCTCCCCCTGCTCCTTGAACTTCTACAATAATCTTTGTAACATTTGCATTACCTTCATTCCCCGCGGTGCCATTCGTAGTAGCACGAGGTGTATAAGTACCGCTGGCAGTATAAGTTACAACACCTAAAAACCCAGAAGATGCTACAGCTCCTGCTGCTATGTTTGATGCTTCAATTTTAGTTAGTGCCAAAGTAACTTCCTCTAAATTGTTCTGCTATTTGTGCCTTAGCATCCGATAAACACTTAGGCAGCATGTCGTTCGGTGCTATTGTCATCCATACCACCAAGAACGGTATTAAAAACCAATGCGCTATTCGCGCAATCCCAACGATAAAACTCACTTGGGATATTTAAGTTTGACAGCCTGTCTTTTCGCCTCTAGTTTAGTAACTGCTGCCATTCTTTCTTCAACAACACCTTCCCAAAGTGCTACTATTAAATCCTCTAATGCCGGATATTCCTTATACCGTTTCCCCTGAGGGCTAGCATCATATTCTTCTCGCGTAACCATGCTTGTCTCCTACGCCAATTTAGTGAATGTTACGAAAGTCCCTATAGCTGCATCTCCAGTCGAAGACGTATTTCCGGGGGCCATTATGTATATATACCCTGCATCAGCGTAATGCCGCCTTGTTTGAAACCTTACCTTATCATTACTGAGATCACTAATATTCAATGGAGCGGACGTAACTCGACTGCCTCCATAAGAGGCGTTTGCAACCTCGTTGCTAGCTATAGCGTTTGTATACCAGTTTGAACCATTATCTGCTGTTACATCAACCCATATTCTAAGTTGTGTATAGTAACCATTATGTGCGTAAGTATATGTCGTAAGAGATGCTTGCCATGTTCCAGTCTCTGGGAAAGTAAATACTCCCGATGAAGGGGCGGCGAAAGCGGCCCCAACATTTTTTATCATGTAATTATCGTATGCAGAATCGCTAGAATGAGTAAAATCGTCAATCAAGGTAATAGTGTCGCTAGTTATGTTCATGTCCGTATCCATCATCCATGTATCCATACGGGACAATCCACCAGCTGTAGCAACCCAAGAAGCCTCACCAGTAGCATTACTCGTTAATACTTTATCAGCGCCTGGAGATCCACCAGGCAGCTTAATAGTCTGCGTAGCCGTACCAATGGTCAGTACAGACGTTCCACCTGCGCGGGTTTCTATAGCGTCTGTTTTAACCGTGCTCATAACCCAAAAGCATCCTTAACTTCTTCTGTAGTTAAGCCAAGTGCTTCTAATTTCGATTTGACAGAAACTAATCTATCAGCTTTTGCAGTAGCATCAGATTTTGCTTGAATAATTAATTCTGCTTGCTTTTCTGCAATTTGTTCGGCAGTAATTCCATTTGGGTTGCCATCATGCCAAGTAATTTTATTCACATCTTCTGCATGTATGGAAACTTGAGCGGTAGCATCTAATGCCAAAATTGATTCTGCTATCCCTGTCATACTCCTATCTCCATCAAGGTTATTGTTGATATTCCTGTCATCCAGTTCGATGAATCTGTCCAAGTATGGGACCTATTCAAGTATATAGTTCCAGCCGATTCTGTTGCCCACTGTATTTTATAAACAGTTGCAGACGTTGTTGATGGACTGTCTAGATAAGTCATAGTTCCTGGATCTGCGATTGCTATAGCCCCTGTGCTAACCTCCATTGTTGCTTGCTTTCTTGAGCCATTAGCCACACCTACCCCAATAGGAGTAGCGCCTCTCAACATTCTATAAAAAGCATGCCAACCTTCATTAGCACCAGTAGTTACTACAAAATTAACTAGAATCTTTGACGAGGTAGCCGACGGCGTTATAGTAGCGGTAAGCGATGGACTCATATCGACAAATGATGCGCTAGTGGTGCTTTGCGTATCGTCCAAAACTGTTCCCTGCACCACTTGCAATATCTTTCCACCGCCGAATCCAGATGCTAGAGCGCCCGCTCCAAGCGCAACAGTATCACCACTGGCTCCAAGAGTTAATGTTGTAGTTGCACCTTCTGGTTCTACTGTATCTACAAATAACGTGCTCATACTATTACCCACCTTGCCCCAGTGGGGACTGTTACAGTTACTCCACTATTCACTGAGATATCTCCTGCTGTCATAGCGTTCTTACTTGCTGTTATCGTGTAATTACTAGTTATAGTTTGTGTATTTTCATAAAATGCATCCCTATGAAAAAAGTTTGTTTGATCCGCCGTCACAGAATCATCTGCTGGGACGAGTATGCGCCCAACACTCTCAATACCTACAACCTCTAGCGTATCTGTAGCAACCAGAGGACCACCTAGGGTAAGGTTAGAGCCTGAATAACTGAAAGTATCACCCTGCTGAACTACGCCGTTAATAGTTACGCGTAAACTCTGCTCACTGGGTGGCACCCAGCCAATATCTACGGTTGTTAGTGTTGATCCGGTTAATGAATAATGCTTGATATTAGCATCATTCATGTCTACCTTGCCTAAATATGCCATTTTATGGTTCTATCCTTAAAACCGACGCAAAAACTGTCAAATTACCGCTAGTATTTGATGATGTTGCTGTTAATTTGTCTTGAGCCTCAAGATTTACCTTAACACCATCCAAAACTAGCGCAGAATCTGCAGGTACTGGCACCGTAGAGGCCACTGGGAAGTAAGTAGTAGTGCTATTATCGTATACTTCTAGGGTAACATTGACCGTATCTGTCGCGTGCGTGTTAGCTACAGTGCATGAATGCACAACCGCAGTAGTGCTTGCTGAAGATCCACCAGTATGTGGGACTGTATAAACATCTGTACGCGTATTATTTGACAAATTTGCTGCGCCAAATGTGAAATGATTCGCCATATTACCCTCCTATCCTAGAGCTATGGCCATGGCTACGGCCGTTCCTGCTGGGTCACCACCACCAGATCCACTCGCGGCAGCTGTTATTCTTCCCTGTTGGTCCACAGTGATATCAGCATTTGTATACGATCCTGGAGTAACAGCGGTATCTGCAACCGCTAAGGTTCCAGAACCCGTAATAGGACCACCGGTTAAACCCGTGCCGCTCCCTACGCTAGTTACTGTTCCCGTTCCTCCTGCTGAACCACTAGAGGCTGCCGTTATTCTACCTTGTTGATCAACTGTTATGCTTGATAAAGTATATGAACCGGGTGTAACAGCAGTATCTGCTAAATATCCCGCGGCTATATCCGTGCCTTCCCACGTTCCTGTTGTAATAGTACCTACTGTTGCTAAGTTCGCAGCGCTAGTAATAGCTGCCTGTGTTGCACCTGTTACTGTAGCAGCAGTGGTCGCTGTGTCTGCATTACCTGTTAAAGCTCCAACAAAATCTGTAGACGTAACCGAAGTCAAACCTGTAATGGTTGTATCAAGATTTAATGTTACTGTGCCACTAGTGCCGCCGCCGTTTAAATTAGTGCCGGCTGTAACACCATCTATACTACCGGTTGAAACAACATCAGATATTAATGCTTTTTTCGTAGAATTATCTGTTATATCTTGGATTATAATGTAATCAGATGTTACCGCTGTAACTGTAGCTAAATTGTTAGCATCTACAGATAATTCATACTCTGGATTTGCCGCTGCATAAGCTGAAGAGGTCTGCGCTAAACCACTATTCGAACTTGTTTTTATACCGCTTAATACAAAATCACGAACAACAGAGGCTTGTACTTTCTCATCAGTGAGCGGTGCTTCTCTAGTTAGATAAAGATAATCATCATATGCTAGCCCAGATGACGAGCGAGCCGTCATATTAATTACTTTTTCAACTGCCATAAATAATTCCTATGAAGTAGCGGTTACTATGTACGTACCAGAACCACTTGCCGGTATAATATGTGTACTGGATGAGATAATATTATTAATCTGTTGTGTAACACTCGAACTAACCGGTTGCTGCTCTGGAGATACAGCGAGTACAAAACTCGATGTGCGTTTGAATCGACGATGTCGCTGCGTTAGTGCTGCTCTTATACGTCCTAACAGCGATTCTAATTGTCCTGCGTATATCTCGTAATCAGGTTGTCGATAGTGAGCTTTCATGGTTGTAATACCATGAAGTAGTATTAATTGAGGCTCTATCGATGTTAAATCAATATCCTCTGTAAAAGGTTTTAAACCAGAATTATATTCTAGTCTAATATTGTCATCTGATGTATCAGGCGCAGGCCATAATTCTAATTTAGGTACGCCACCATCTTCGAGAATATCCCAACGCTCTGGAAGCTGTGTATTAATGGATTCATAGTTATGCTCTGCAGGGGAGATACCCGATGGAATAGCAATATAATTTTCATCACTAGCTCGCTTAACAGAGACCACCAATGGCTTGCGTAAGTTGCAATCACTGGGAACATTATATGTAGTTTGGTTTGCTACCGTCGTGCCAGGAACTGTATCATTTATTTTGTTGGTTAATATATCACCAAATTCATAAAACAGTTGCTCCTGCCCACTTCTTAAAGCAGAATTCAGTAAATCCTTTTGGAGTATAGCACCGCTACCAGATGAACTAAACCCTAGTCTCTGTGCTAGCTCTGTTCTTAGACTTAGCAGTGTTCTCGCTGCCATCTGCTTTCTTCTCCTTTTCTATAATACGATTTATAGAAACTTCTATCCCATCCATGTAACTTGCACCAAATACTTCTTTAAGTTTACCAGCACCGTGTGATCGTTCTAATCGATTTATTTCTGCATCGAAATCATCTATTTCATGACGTTCGTCAGTCTTGCCTATAATCTCAAGGTTTTCATTACCCCAACCAGATATCCATATTGGGAACTCATGAGCCGGAATAGTCTTTTGAACCGTTGAAAATTGATCTTTTCTTACCATAACCTGTAAAATTGGTACATTCATGTTTCTCTCCCCTGAAGAATCTAGGGGGGCCGAAGCCCCCCAAGACTCAAGTTTTACTACGTAGCTAAACCATTAGCCATAATTACGCCGTGACAATTACAGCGGTTCGCGGTTAGCGCGCCACGCCATGTCATGCCCCAGTAGTAGTTATAACTAGTATGCTCACGAGGAGGCTTCCTCGCAATCATATCGTTATCCTGAATCGGACGAAGAGTTAAATGGTTTAGGTTCAACATGTAGCAACGTTTGCTCCATGCAACCGTAAGTCCGTTACTTTCATCAGCACCGGCAATACCATCAAGATCTTCAAAAACAGGATCCCAGAAAATAGGTACGCCTTGGAAATACATACCGGTGAACGTGCCACCTTCTTTGATTTCCATAGACGGATCCGCATTCCAAGGAGCTTGACCTGAACCAGGTTGTACAGCATAACGACTAAGTTTTGCGTCAATTGCGGCCTCATATGAAGTAATGAAGTCAGTACCCGCCAAAAGAAAGTTAGGACTTCCGCCATTCTTCTGACATGCACGCCACATCGTCTGCATAGGAGCAAGCAATTCATCACCGGGATAACCATTACCATACGAAGCACCGGTCGTTACATTAAGACCAGCACCCATATCGATTTGGTTACGCCAGAACTCGTTACTTGATCGATCAATACCTCCAACCGTACCCGTATGAGATACGCAAGGAACGATAAAGTCAAGACCATTGATCGCTTTGTTAGCCGTTGAAGTACCACCACCCACGCTAATCGTGCCATCGAGATGCAAAGACTGATCGAGGATCTTCTCGAAACCAAGTCGAAGCACTTCCATAGACTCGTTAAAGACGTTGGTTAGTTGTACAAGACTCGCGGCGCTTGAGTTACGCGGGCTTTGTGAATCGCCAATAAGAATACCGTTACCAAGCAAGTAGTCTTCAGAGAACTTGAAACCGTCGTGTGCCGAGTTCCAAGGATAATAAGCCTGTCTTACAGTATCGCGGGTGTTATAACCAACAGTGTCCGAGGTGTTTAGTGAGGTATCACCAAACCACTCAAAGTGGTTATCATAACCAGTACGAATCTGCTCAACGATATTTTCTTTACCGCCGCCCCATGTCTTTTTCTTAGCCATGAGAGCTTTGAGCAGGGGACGTTCCGTCGCGACCTGGTCAATAGGTTTATTCTTCAAATAATTCTGAAGAGCTACATATCCTAGTTGGGTAATGTCTGCTGCAGCTAATGCTGTTTGAGTAGCCATTTATTTCCCTCCAAAAGGAATGTAATTATGTGGAACAGGGATGGCCACACGAAGGCCTATACGTGCTACTGGTGATGAATCCAGCTCTCATCTAATCCTGTTATTCGTGCATGGCATCTAAATGCGCCTGAAGAAACTCTGGTGTTACTTCCGGAGTCTTTAACTCTGTCACATTTACAGTGCCACTATTGCCGGAACCAGGTGCTAGGGGCCCAGAACGTTTACTAGCTTTGCTTTTCGATCCGCCGGCTACACCCATACCTCTCGAAAGCATTTGGTACTGATTCTGCAGAACCGGAAGCCACTGATCAGGTGGTACATCCGATTGGGCAAGTTGAGTACCCATTTCTATCATTATATCCTTCTTCAAGCCATAATCGGGATCTTTTTCAGTCAAATTGTTTTCCCAGGCTTCAATCTGTTGAAATGCCTGATTTTTATGCGCTTCCATCTGCTGCATCATATTGGCTTGTTGATAGTTTTGCTGTCTAAAATTATTTTGTGCTTGATGCATAGAGTTTTGCGCGGTTCTTTGCGCGGCAAGTTTGTTAGCCCACTCTTCACTCATCTCTAAGTTCTCAACAGCACCGGAGAGATCTTCAAAATCGCTAAAATTAGATTTTTCATTTCCTTCAGTCTGCACACCTAAAGTCTTAGCAACCTTATCTGAAAATTGATCTAGTGCTTTCAAGGAATTTACTGCCATAGCATAATTACCAGAATTCAAACCCTTAAACATTTCTAAAGCCCAACCTAATTGTTGGGGATTTGTTGTGCTACCTTCTATAATGCTATGTAACTGGTTATTACCACTTAACATGGTATTGTATTCGCGCTCTAATGAGTTAGCCTTGTCTATCCAATGCTTAAAACGTTCTTGAGCTTTTGGTTTTAAGTGGTCGTAAACCTCCGCATCTTCAGAGGCTAGACCTTCTGCCTCTTGAATTCTCTCGCTTGTTTGAAGTTCTTCTTTTGATTCTTCTGTAATATTATTCCCACTCCCCGCGTCTTGCTGTGCGTCCTGAGCTTCTTGGTAGGTGGGAGCTTTAACGTCTGATTCTGCGGTAACTTCTGACTCTGGTTCGGCATTAACTACCTCCTCTGAAGCTTCAACGGGTGTCTCTTCTATAACAGGATCATCTTTGTGTAGTTCGTCAAACGCCTCCGATATAACGTCAAATGTTGTTGGTTGTGTCTCTTCAACTTGCTGTGTCTCGGCCATTTACATTTCTCCCTGTGGTGGTCGATGTTGATTTCTAGATCTTTGCATTACTCTATTATTAGGAGCATTCATGACTTCATTTGCTCCTTGAGGGGGTGGAGGGGGTTGAACAGCATTCGGTAAGCCTTGTTGCTGTCCTTGCCCCATAGCTTGCTGCATCATCATATTTTGCATCATATGATTCTGTATATCTTGCGGCATTGGTGGTAAGAACTTTGATATATCTATTCTTTCATCGAAACGTTTAAACGTCTCTTCTAATAATTGAACATAAGGATTAAACTGATCTGGTACACCCGCTTGCCTCATCATTTGTACCATTTGAATGTTCTGCATTATAATGGGCATTAGTTCAATCCAACGCATTCTTTCAGCGTTGTTATCTGGCATCCCAGTACTACCAGCAGCTATCTTAATGAAAACAGAATCGTAGAGTTGTTGTTTATTAAGTATAGGCCAAAATGCTTGTGGACCAGCGATTGCTATCGCTCTCTGTGGTTCGATCTCTTGTAGTAATACTTCAGCAGAATACCAAGCGATATCCTTCAACCAATCCTCTGTAGCATCGATCTTCTCTTGCATGCGAGAAGCCATCCCTTCTTGCTGTATATTAGCTTCTGTTGCTGTCTTAGCTCGCATTATACCACCACGCTGAGCGTCACCCAAACCACTGATCCACTCCATATCGGTTCTGATTGGTGTTGTATCATATACTACTGGATTCATAGGTGGAGTCTGCACAGGTTGAAAGACTTGATTAACACCCAATCCAGATGCATTAATCATGGCAATTTCGCCAATAGTAGCATTACTAAAGACTTCTATGTCTTCTTCGTTAACTCTAGACGCGTCTGCTACATAAAACGGTGCAGATAACTTTCTATGCTCAGCAAGTTGATCTCGCACTGTGTTATACTCATCCTGCAAGTTCATCATCAATTCTGTTTCGGATACTGGCCATTCTTGTCCATCAATCCAGTTCAAACCAAGAATAAAATACGGAAAGAATCGCTCCCCCATCTTGGTAGGCACCATTGGCTCTCTACACCATGTATCGCTTCCTTCACACCAAGTATAAACAGTTTGTGTTGTTTTGTCCCAGTATTCCCAAACGGCTACTGCTAAGTTTACGTCTTCTTCACCGCTGTACGAAGCACTATCTCTATTTAAGCGGTTAACAATTCCTTCTGTTGTTCTACGGTATATTGTATATTTTTCAATATCTTTTTTTGTTAATTGAAAGCGCTCCATAACATCAGAAGGTGTCATCCATGTGACATTCGCTATCCATCTTGCAGAATTATAGTCTTGCAGGGAGTCTAACGATGTATCCATACGAAAGTCTTCTGGTCTAACAAAACCCAGGTTTAAACCTTCTTGCTGCATAACCTCAACACGTTGAGATAATGCATTCATAGTCATTTTGATTTCTTCTACTAACTCATCCTTCTCGCCAAAATAACTATCATTAGCTTGGAGCTGTCGAATATCGTCTTGAATCTTTGCTAAGCTATCTTGAGCGTCATTAAATTCTCTACTAACCAGTGGATCCTTATAATAATCTCTTTGGTAAGTTACCTTTACTATACCAATCTTACTAGTCATGCAAGAACGCAACACTTGTTTAGCAACCTTTTTTAACCTTGCTTTCTTTAATGACTCGTTCAGTATAATTTCTAATGTATTGGAGAATAAATCTGCTACTCTGTATTGAGATCCCTGTGGATCGACGTTTAACCCAGGTCTTACTTTGATTTCAGGATTCTTAGAATAAATGTGTGGTAACAAACCTTGTAATGTCGCGTGGATAATGTTACCTTTGATTAATCTCTTGCTCTGACTAAATAGTTGTTCAGAACTCATACCCATTGTTTTGTCGTTTAATCGACCAAGAGAATAACGCCGAGCTGACTCAATCTCTTTATACCTCGCCTTCCACTTTTGGTAAGAAAGCTCTACATTCTGTTGGTACTTTTTGATTAATCCTTTAGCATCTGCAGGAATACCTACGTTGGCGTTAGGATTAATATTGCTTAAGCTTAAGTCTTCCATTGCTATATCTCGTACAGTTCATCAAGTTGATCAAACCACTCCATCGTAAACTTTGCTGGTCCTATTGCTTTTGGCTTAGGCTTTAACTTTCTAGCTCGCTTCATCATCAGCCCATATCGTGTGGCGTCAAACAAATGGTCTTCAGCAGATGTATCGATATCTTCTATTCTTTTTGGATCAGCAGGCAACGAAGGTACAGTACGTAACCAATGTTGACAAGTGTTAAAGACCTTGAGCGTTCCACCGTTCAGTCTATCCACCATTTCTTGTAAGCCTTGTACCCTAGAACCTGGACCCTTTGAGCTAGCCTCCCACATAATGCCATAATCAGCAAATACATCTGCAACGCTTTTATGGCGACCGTCTCTAATAAAAATTGCCGAATCCGCCACATTATTGCGGAATCGTACGCTTTGTTTACGCTCCTTCTGTTCAATGTCTAAAATCTCCCTTGCTATATCTTCTATTGGCGTTTCACTACCCTTGTTGGGTTTTGAACTCCAATAATGCTCTCTGTAGATATAGATTATACCATCATAGTCTTGCGTAAACCAGACGCATCCAGCCGGTGACTTGTACCCATGGTCGTAAGACTTCCAACGTCGCCACTCTAGTGGGATATCAAATGGTTCTACAACATGCACAGATGGATCCCATACATTCTCAAAAAATGCACCAGGCGCGATATTCCAGTCACCTTCTAACCAAGCTTTAACCAACCATTCTGGACCACTACCCTTTATCCTATCTATGTAGCCAGGATCATTGTCCATCAATGGTTTATTATCTTGTATTTTAGACGGTATGAAGATTCTATCCTCATCATCTGAATCAATATACCGCTCTTTTACCCAACCATGTCCTGGCCCGCCTGGGTTGGCAGAAGCGCGGAATAGCACAGGTACGCCAGCAGCAGAGCGCATAGTAGCCTGCAACAAATCTATAGGTTCTGGCGATGGCCAGTTCCCGAGTTCGTCAAAACCTAAGAAGGTTACCGAAAATCCCTGAAGCTTCATAGCATCGGAATCCTCGTCTAGGTGTTTCAACTGTAGTACGGATCCGCTGGGAGAAACCCATTTTCGCTCCCCGACTTTCCATTCCCAACCTTCTTGTACGAAGACATACTGACCTAGCTTGATAAGCTCGCCCGTTTCTGGGAATGACCTGCGGAACAGAAGGCCTTGCGCCTCACGTCCGTACTTCTCCGCATGCTTGCGAAATGCTAGAAGCATTCCAACACTTTTCGAACCTCCTCGCGCTCCGCCAAACAGTATATGAGGATGCTCACTATTAACAAACTTCCTCTGTGGACCATCGAGTGCTGTCCAGCGAGTCTTCCGCGTTTCCACGCGTCGTTGCATTTCAGATAATAATAACGCACGG